TAACAAGAATGGGAGTTGAACTGATTCTGGGTATGGAGGACGTCATTAACTATCTGAACGAAGTTCAGGCGGAGAACAAGAAACTCAAAGAAGAACTCCTTACATCCAATACTGCACTCCAAATCGTGAAGGATGAAAATGAAGTCAATAAGAAGAATATGTTTAAGTTTATGAAACAGAACAAAGAACTAACAACAGAAATCGCTCACAAGAACAAGAAGTTTGGGGAGTGGTGTGAAGAAAACAAGGAACTTCTAGAACAAATTGAAGAACAAAAAGTCATCATTGTTAATGAAGTAGTAATTAAGGAGAAACTACAACAAGAAAACAAGGAACTAAAAGAAGAAGAAGAAATGAAGTTGGATGCAGTAGAAGCGATGAAATTTTTAGATAAAATGTGGGACGAAGAAGAAAAAGAATGGGTTGATGAAGAACCAGAACAATACAAGGAATCACAAATTGACTATTATGTTGACGCTGGAAGAAAAGTTGTATTGAAGGATGGGCGAACCCTGGAAACAAATGATTATTATCTTTCAGAAAGCGATGAAGAAGAAGAACTATCTAAATATGAAAAAGAAGATTCAGACTGGGCGAGGTCATATGGTTTCAGTGTGAAGGATGGTGAATATCGTGCGGTGATGGCTGGAGGCGGAGATCATTGGGAGGATTATGTAATTAAAAGGGACGGATGTTTCATTCATAATGGATGTGGATACTCTGCTGTCGCCCAATTTATCAGTTGTCCTGAAGCCAATTATGTCAAGGTGGTTCATATTGGAGAAACATATGAACTTGAAGAAGGTGAAACAGATATGTATGAAATGATTACAGAATGTTATCAAGAAGAAATCATGGAGTATTGTGATGATGAAGAACCAATTGAAGAACCAGATTCACCCTAACTTAAACCTTCTCTTATAACTTGATATATTTTCTTTACGACTTGTAGAATCGCCCCATAGAATATAATAACTTAAATATCCTGCTCTTGTATAATCCCCAGTAGATAGATCTTTTTTATGTCGACTTCTATATCTTTTTCTTTGTTCTTTATCTTTTTTTAATGTATAATCATCCATCCCTGCTGCACCGAAGTGCGTTGTTTTTGTTCGTCCATTATCCTTGGTGAAAACCGCCATTAATTTTTTTCCAGGTTTATTACTCTTTTTAACTATCATTTTAACCATTTATAAGATATTTTATTTTTTTAAAATTCACTTCAAAATAAAATATTTAATATAACAAATATGTCTAATCAGCATTTAGAAATCGTCCCAAGCAATATCACAAGTGATGGAAAACTTTCATACAAGAACGGTCAGCCGACCGTCCAACTTCTTATTGGAGCACAGGACAGATTTATTGTCCCAGGTTCTGTTCGCCTCTGCGGTGAAATTACTGTAAAAAAGAATGATACAATCATCCCCCTTGAAACGGATGATATTCGTATGAATGAGCGTCTTGGCGTTCATTCTGTAATTGATACTCTTTCTATTTTCTCCCAGCGTTCTTCGCAGACCATAGAAACTATTAATCATCACAATCGTTTCATGTCGTCGTATCTGTCGGTGACGCAGTCGCAGGGAGACTTCGCCTGTCATGCATACGAGACTGCTCTCCGCTTCCCTAACTACAAGGCACAGCAGTTAGGAGTGATTACGAATACGCAGGGAGCATCGGCTTCAGGCGGTGATTCACCCAACTCTTTCTGTATCCCTCTTGTCAGCGGTCTATTTTTAGGACAAGAACCAATCCCCCTTTCTAATACATGGGGAGTTGGAGGACTTCTAATTGAAATCCAACTTTCGCCAGACCAGAATGTTTTATTTTCTGGAGGCAATACTGATACTGCTCTCCTTGATGCTTATTATGAACTTTCAAATGTTCGCCTGATTTGTGAAGTCCAGCGTCCAGGTGAAGATTTCACACCGCAGATGACAAATACTTTCACTTACAATTCTATCAGTTCTTATTACAATACTATTAATTCTCGCAATGCTGTCCTGAATTTTAATCTTGGACTTCGCTCTGTTCTTGGAGCATTTATGAATGTTGTGCCTTCTTCGCACATTAACAATTTCACAAGGGACGGTTTAGCAACTCTTGGTTTCTCTAACTCTGATGCTTCAAGGGCACAGGTGAATCAGTTAGTTTTCACCAGAGCAGGACAGCGAGTCCCATTAGAATATAATATTGATACTCTCCAGAAGGACGAAACTCCTGGCTTCACTAATGAAACGGCAGACGCCCAGATTGTTCGTAATTATATGAACGCTGTTATGAACTTCGCCAAGATTAACCGGAGTTCGGTTGGTCCGGATACTTTCCGCTCTATTGGATACGGCACTAATTACGCACAGGCGAAGGATATTATCAAGGGAGGTTCATCCTGGGGCATTGGAGTTGCTTACGACTCTATTTCAAACCAGGGGATAGATTTCGCACAAGTCCCCTTCGGCGTTCAGTTAGACGTAGAACTAACGAGCGATAATCCTAATGCTGTATTCTTGTTTGTTCATTCACGCCAGACCATCGTATCCAGCGAGAACAGCATTCAGGTTATGAAGTAAATCCATATTTTAAAATTAACCCTAAATTTTTTTATTTTCATTAAATATAATAATGGAAACACCTTCTGCCCCTCAAGCATCTCAAATCCCAGACCTTGTTAAAATCGGTTCAGTTGCGACTGATACTGCTATTAATGTTCAGACAGATATTCTTGACCCTGTAATTTTCTCGGAGCGTGAAGCACGTTTCGTTTTAGATAATAAAGGCATTCTTCACAGCAATTCACGAATCACCTTCGCTACTGCCGGTGATACAGGCACTGACGATCAAGGACGAGCATTCTTCCCTGCTGGAGTTGGAGTTCATTCTTTAATCCAACGTGCCTCTCTCCGCATCGGCACAAAGACTGTTTGTGAAATTGAAGATTATGCACACTTCGCTGCATATGAAACTACATTCCTGCCTCCGGATGCTATTAAGGAGCGTGAAGGAGTTATGTCAGGGCGTATGATGGCGATTGCCCCTACTCTTGATGAACGTTCTGCTTCTTTTGCTTCTGCTTCTAACAGTGCCTCTATCACGGAGAGCATTACTGAAGCCAAGAGTATCCAGATTGACAACGGTCTAAATGCTGTTCTCCAGGGTGCTGCACCCGATGTATTTAAACCGATCACGAAGGATGCGATCCCTGACCCATCCAGGACTATTTTTGATTATCAAAAAGAAAGTAATAAACCAACCTTCTCTATCATGTTAGCAGACCTCTTCCCATTCTTAAAAACAAATCAGTTGCCCCTGTTTATGATGAGCGAACAAGTTAGTATTCATTTAACTTTCACTCCCTATCAGACAGGAGTTCTTTCGAAGAGGGTCTCCTGCACGAACGCTACGGATTTAACCAAGGATGCTTCTCTTGTCCGTACTGATTGTCAGTTAATCAGTGATTACATTTTCTATCCCCAGGAGATGATGGAGCAGTATCGCCAGGCGAACTCTAACATGCAGTTCGGTTATGTTGATTATCAGTTCGTAAAGCGGACTGTTTCTGCTACAGAATATTCATCCGGTCTAATCCAGAATGTCGGCGGTGCTGGACGAGTAGTGAATAAGGTTTTCTGCGGAGCACAGCAGACATCAGAAAGTTCGGATGCTCTGTTAAATGATTATGTTGCGGAAGGTCCTGCTATTACGGCACAGAGCACAGGCACGGTGACGACCAATCTTAAATATAATGATAATTTCTTGTATCCTATTGATGTAGTGAATGATGCTCGGCACTATCACAATGTCTTTCAGTCGGAGGGCAGAGTCCCATACATCTCTCGTGATTTATACAGGGGTGAAGGTCAGTTAGCAAATGATAATGCTGGAGCAGTTGAATTTGAAGATTACACCGCCGATCTTACTTTACGCCAGAAGTTCTTTTACACAGCATATCGCCTCAACAAGGGTGAGCGAGTAAATTCAAGGGGCATTGAACTCTACGACACCAGAAAGACTATGGGAGGTGCTTCTACTCTCCGCTGTTGGCTTCAGGTGATGAAGGTTGCTTCGCTGAAGGACGGCATGTTTTCTATGGCGTTTGCTTAAATTTAAATTCATTAACTTCATTTTTTTATAATCGTTCATATTAAAAATGAGCGGAATAACTCGCACAACTTTAATTGAATGTCCTCGCTCCCAAAGCGACGAAGGTCTTGCGAACAATAAAGAAAATCCTTCTCAATGGACTAATAGGACAGGAGACGGCATTAATTTAAAACCAGGAGATAAAATATCAGTTCATAGTTCATATGTAAGTGAAATAGGGGCAGAAGCAGGACAAATTCAAATTAAGGGACAAGATCTTAATGCTTCTGTTGAAATAGAAACAACTGATACTGTTGAAAGTTTATTTGCGGATGAACTCCCTTGTAAATATGTTCTCTATACTGTTGCGAATACAAAAAAAACAATTGAAGTCAGGGATGATACATTAAATTTAGTTGTTTCACCCTATAAATGTGCGAATGGTGAATATTATGCTCACCTGCCTCGTAGATGGATTGGGGATGGCGTGACGCTCAATTGGAAAACATATGCTTCAAGGGACAACGCTGCAATATCAGGGGATATAGGACAAACCCAAAATGCTCCTTATCCATTAAATAGATGTAAAGCAGATATTAATGTGAAATACTGGCCCTATAGAGTTGGAGTCGCTCACGGCAGACATAGGATAGATGGTCGCAATGATGGTTCTCGCTACACAATTTTTAGAAGAAAACAAACCTTCTTTGATACTCCTCACTCCGTAGCACCGAAGGTGACAGGACAAGCAAAAGTTGGTTCTCAAATAATTACTCTCGCTCATGGTTCAACAACAAAAGATATTATCCCTGAAATGGTGCTCATAACACAAGTCCCTCTAAATGCTTTCGCTGGAACTCCTGTTGTTTTAGAAGTAATATCTACGACAGAAATAAAAATATCTACTCCTGCTGCAGGTCTAACGACCTCCACACATAATCAATTTACATTTCAGTTTCCGTTGGCTTCAAGTGATGTATTTCTGCCTCCAACAACGGCAGGTTCTTTTAATGCTGCAGAATGTGAATCATTCAGGGATCCGGCACTGATTGGAGATTATGTTCAGGTGAAAGATTTATTAACTATGAAAGCAAATCCAGGATATAATTCACCGAGTGATTTATCAGATCAATTAACCCAAGAATTAAATGAAAGACAAGATTTCGAAAAATATGAATATCCAACACAACCAGCGACAGGGGCATATGTCAGGAGAGAACCTTTTACATTCAAAACAGAAACAGACGCATATAAGGTCTATAATTGTGCGACCCAGACTTCTTATTCTAAAACTTTCTATGATGAATTTCGTAAAACTGCTGCAACTTGGAATGTCCCTCAAGCATACAAATATTTATCATCCTATCAAAATATAGGAATAAAACGACCTGAATTATATACATCAGGGATCCTTGTGAATGGTCCTAATTTAAATCCTGCTGACCCCAATGATTATTTTGACGGATATACTGGAGGCAAGAATGGTTTAGTCTGCTCTGAATTTACTCCAATGTCAAAAGGTGAAGCAGTTTTCGTGACATCCACCGAATGGAATAAAGAAAACATATTAAGGTTCAAGGCGTTCTTTGACGCTCAGCGAACTTATCCAGAATTATTTGACTATACACAATCAGGATATGAATGTAATGTTGATGAAACCAGATACGTTCATGTGAATTTATTTGATAATTTTAACGGACAACAAACTATCCCAGGTTTCGGTCTTAAAAAATGGAATTTTGGAGCAAATATAAGAAATGCTTCTGCTCCTTCTTTTGGATATGATTTATATAATGGTGCTGTTTCTGCTTCACAGACTTCTTATCCTATGTTTATTGATTTCAATCCAGACAGAGTAGAACAAACTGAAAATGATGTCGGTTATACAGACAGGGGCAAGGCATATTTCAAGACAGATTTAGAAGCAGATTATAATGATTTGGCGTATGGATTCGCAAGAAAAATTAGAACTATAAACGCTGTAGATGAACCTGAATATGTAATCGGTTTTCAATTCACAAGAACAGGCAATAAGATCCCAGACCATTTCTTTCATACAAACGCATCAGCAAGTCCAGGAGACCCAACGGAGGTCTTGGGAGTAGGAAACAGAATATATGGATATGATTTTCATTTCACTTCATACGGCACGGCTGCAATGATATTATTTAATGGGAACTCTACAGAGCAAGGAAATAGTTTCGGCACTGTATTAGGTTCTACACTATGGACGAGTGATTATTATTTCAGTCAAGCAACAACAGGGAAAAAATATGAATTAGAAAAATATCAATTTGGGATGTATCTTGGAGCAGAAGAACCACAGATTAAATATAATGAAGAACAGGGAAGATTTCAATTGAGCGATTTTCATACTTCAGAGAAAGTTGGGAATACATTTGACGCTTCATATATAAGAGCATCTGCACAGGCGAACGCTCCTAATAATCCTTCTGCTGACGATCCTTGTTATAAAATCAATAAAAGAATGCTACGATGGAACTATTGTCCTGAAATGACCCCATATACGGATGAATTTACTGCCTCCGCAACTGGCGGTTCAGACAATGCTTATATTTCACATAATGTAGGAATAGATCCTTGGTCTGTAATGGACGCCCAGAGCGGTCTTTTCATAGAAGATTGGGTTGTCCCAGAAAATTTATGGGATGAAAGTCTTGTTGGGATTATGGGATTTAGATACAATCAGTTTCACAATCCTAATTCACAATCATCAAGACAAGTTAGATTAAAAGCAACAGGAGCAAATGCGGATTTAAATAATGTAAATATTATCACAACGAATGCTATTGTTTCAGAGGGAGACATCGGTGCTTATCAGCAGAATACAGTTGCAGCGAAACAAATCACTCCTGTCCTGCCTATCGCCTTACAACCAGGAGGAACAGGATTTACAACAGGAGGGAGATATATTACTCCAGCCATTACAGTCAGTCCAGTAGAGTCTGTTAATATAACTGCTGAAAGATTGCCTACAAAAACATTAAGACCTTATTATACAATCAGGTCTGATATTATATCTGAACCAAATAAAGTTATAGGAGGTCTTACAAGCGGAATCACTATGCCGATTGTTGCGATTACAAATAAGGCAAATCCGTACGGAGACTTCTTGAATGGATTTCAAAGTCAAGAAGTCTTTACAAATACTATTGAAAAAACAATCACAAGAATTAGATGTAGTATCCATGAACCAGATGGGTCTGCCGCAAGATGTGATTTAAATTCAGCAGTGATATTTAAAATAGAGCAACAAGTATCAGCAAATCTTGATATTGTTGGAGAATTAATGCAGAGCAAAAAGAAGTCAGACCAATTAATAGCAGAAGAAGTTGAAGATCCAGAATTAGAATTTCAAAATGTAAAGTATCAGGCAAAAGATTTATTTGAATAGTTTTTTCTTTCAAAATCAAAATAAATAATTAAGAGTTATTAAATACTTAATTTCATATTTTAAAAAAAGTATCTATTATAAAAATATATTGTAAATAAAAAATGGAAGAAGTTGATGAACTTTATAAAATTATAGAATATCTTGATGAAAAGGATAAAAGCGAATGGTCTGCTCTACTTCATGGATTTATAATATATATTCAAGAAAATTTATCAGATGTAGATTTATCAGAGGAGGAGGGAGATGCTATCCCAGAGGGGATCCCAGAGGTTAATATTGACCCATCTGGTTTTCACTCGCTCGTTTAGTTTTTTTTTTACCCATCACTAAAAGACCTTCTCTGTCTCCGTCTTCTTCTATGACATTAAGTTTAATCAGGATTAATAATGTGAAAAGAACGAAATCTTTTTCTTCACCGTTCGGTTGTTTAATTAATTCATTATATCTAAAATTATGTAATGTCTGTGCCGATAATTTTTTTATTTTTTGAATATTGTTTCCGTCCCTCATGGCTTCTATAAGAACCCTTAACGCTTCTTTTTTATAGTTTTCAAGAGTTTTCTTGCCCCCAAGAGGTCTTGAAACAATTAATTTCTTTTTGTAGTATCCATTCACAGAACCATCTACTCCTTCACAAATCATCATAAAAAATGTTATAATAATATATATATTTATCAAATTTTTAAATTTAATACGCTTCATAGTCCTCCCATTTAGAAAACATAATATATTTCAGCGATTGTTTTAGATTCGCTATGAATTCTTTATCTTCATCCCAATCTTGCAATTTATCATCGATAATAAGTTGTTTCAATTCTTCAAACGCTTCACCACATTCTGCAAGAGTGAAACCGTCAGAGTATTTCTTGTTGAAAC